TTTACCTTCGCCCATCAATTCGTTGTACTTCGCATCGAACCAATCACCCGCTTGCTCGTTCAGGTACTTTTCCCGGTTACCTTTTACGAACTCATCTTTCATCCCTTTAGTAGTAGCTCTGGATAAACTCTCCTTATAAGCATCCGGCGATAGAGCTGTGCGGGGATCGTTAAACATATCCGCATCTTTGGCCCAGTCATAAGCCACTGGAGCTACCGCACCAACTACAGTACCAGCAGCCTGGTCCTGAGCCGCTTGTTCCTGAGCCGCTATCCTTGCTTCTTCGGCAAAAATAAGGTCACTTCGAGTCCCGGCTTGCCGCCGAAGCTCATTAGATAACTGTTTCTTACGTAATCCGCCGCCTAGTAATCCGCCTGCCATCTTAACCACTCCTCACTGTACTAGCGGCTGAACTCAGCCCCGATGTTTGAACCTTCTCTCTACGATCATCCGCATAATTACGGGCATCATTAACCGACTGGGCCATGGACTGTGCTTTACCCAATCTGAGCTGTCGCGTTTCAAGTGCATCCAGTTTAGGAGACTCTCCCAACCGCATTCGATTTCGCGTGTACTGACCTAGACCTATGTTATAAGTGTTATCTACTGCCGTCTTAGCGTAATCAACACCCTGTTGCTTAACCGTAGGGTCGTTAGCGAAACCAATCAACTTATCTTCCCAAGGCTGGTAGCGAGTCTTGTAATCTTCCCACTGTTCTCGAGTTAATTTAGATCGATGCTCGGCAGAAGCCCGATCAAAAGATTCTTTTACTTTCGGAGAATCACCACCCATTATGTAGCTCCTTTCTTACGGCCAACTTTTGCTAAACCGTATGCTGAAACTCCGCCCGCCAGAGATCCCATGGAATCCAGCTTGCCTTGTTTACGTTCAAATCGATTTTTAGTATTATCGATTCGCCCCTGTACTGCTTGTTCCGCTAGATCTGTTAGGCCCTGTAAACCCTCAGTTTGTTCCCCTTGGCCGATACCAATAACTGATTCCATACCCCTGACATAACGGTCCGTTACCCCGAGGCTAGCTCGGTTCTTAATCTGGGCGAGGTTATTCGCGGATTTAGTAAATTCCGGCATGGCTTGGCTACGACGCACCATATCCCCGGCCCCCATACCTGCCTGCATACGCTGGACAGCATCCGGGTTAGCTTGGGCAAATTCAGATGCAGCCATACCTCTAGCTGAATCATGAGCCCCTGGATCATTCAGACCCTCGACTCGCTGCATCCACTCATTCTCAATCGGGATATAACGCAGCTTATATTCCTGCCATTGTTCCTCGGCAATCTTCGCCAATTCCCTTTCTTCAGGGTGATTCTTTGGTGTATACCTTGTCGGGCTATCGCCACCCATGCTATTACCTCACTTCCATTTCATAAATCGTTGTACGAATTTTCCAGTAATTCTTTTCCGCCAATCGCTGGAAAGCTTTGCGAGGAGACGACCAGACCATCTTGCTCGCACCAATTCTCTTGGCGATCTCCATGTAATCTTCATAGTATTCTTCAATATGGCCAAGCCCCGGAGCGCAGGCCATCCACATGAAGAGTTCTTTTTCTCCGGTGTACTCATTAGACTGTTCTTTGAACACAATAAATCCCGGCTTATCTCCGAAATATAAGAACGCGTTCCCACTTCTGCATTCGTAATAAACGTCTTCCGGTCGCCATTCGAAGTTATATCGTTCTTGTAAATCAATAACATCCTGTTTGATGTCATCCCAGTGATCTCTAATATCTACGGGGTAGAGTCTAGTCATCCTTCGGATGCTTCTCCTTTACTGATTTAATTACTTCATAGAATTCTGGGGACTTGGGTATTTCACCCTGATCCATAGAATGCCAGAGCATATCCAGTTGATCCCCGAACGCGGGGTAATCAGCTTGTCGTTTGTCCGAATACCCTTGCTTCAGTTCAATCTTCACAGCACGATTACCTCGAAATCCTGATCCTTGTATGGGAATAGAGCTAGAGAGACCGTATAAGTACCCGGATCGCTGGCACTCAAATCGATGGACCCGTCCATAATGACCGCTTCGGTGGAAAGCCCTTGTACCGTTTCTGAGCGAATCTGTGCTTTTGTCCCCCACGGAACCTCAGAAATAACCCCTTCAGAGATTAGCACTGGAAAATTAGCGCGAATAACAAGACCCCCGTCCACAACATAGACTTCCCGTGTATCTGGGGCGGAAGTCGGGCTAAGCATGGACATCTCCCCAGAGGTAAGCTGTAACTCAGGTTCAACCCCGGTATAGATCCTGTCTACTTTACCTGAGTCTGCTTCATATATAAGGTATATGCTCATCGCTTAGTCTCGATGCATACTAGGGAGCGATCTCCAATTGTGTATTGAGTGGCGTAATAAGCCAAAGCAAAACTAGCCTGTAGTTTATAAGTTACGCTTCCTGACCCTGGTGTATCTGAAATTGCCCCGGCAATAGGGTAATTCAGCCCCAGCAACTCCCACAAAGTCGTGGAACCCCTAAGAAGTCGAATATTACAGAAGTAGTTTGGAGATAAGGCCGGGATATAGGTATAAGGATACCGAACACCATACCCACCCTGGATCTCAACCGAATAAGCAACCGATACCGGCGATCCGGTTGAAGTAAATGACAGACTCAGGATATCCGAGTAAGTCGTACTACTGGATTGTGCGCTAGTACTGGAGTGTGCGCTGGAAGGTATCGTTATAGCTTGCCCAGCAACCTGCAAGGTATCGACCTGGGCATCCCCGATCTTAACCGTAGTAATAGCGGCACTTCCGATCTTGGCCGTAGTAATAGCGGCACTTCCAACTTTAGCGTTAGTAATCGCCGCATCTACAATATCAGCCGTATCAATCCAGGCACTGGTTGCAACGATCTTATCCGCCGCAAGACTCGCTATCTTCGCACTCGCTATCGAGGCATCCTCGATGTAAGCCGCGTCCATGTATGTACCGACAGGAATCCAGGTTCCTCCCGCCGCCTCACAAGCAGTCTGATCAGATCCTGATGCGCCTGAGCAATAAGCCGTAGTAACTGTTTTGAATGGTATTAAATTTGATCCACCTGTAGGGTCCGAAAGAACCAATTTCGCAGGGGCTAAACTGATAGTCGATCCTGAAACCCCTGCTGAGTTGAACGCCCCAGCTACATTTGCATTGCTAACAAACCGAACCCAGTAATAATAAGACTCGTTTTCGCCCGTAGCATCAGGAAAGATGACCCCATTAGTCGTACCTATAACCGTGGCATTAGCCAAAGTGCTGGTTGCGCCCCGCCACACTTCTGCAAAAGAGAAGTTAGCGTAGTTATGGGCATCCCAAGTAATAACGATATTATTGAATGCCCCAGCCGCCGCAACTCCTGTAGGCGCAGGCGGGATCGTACTATTCGTCAACCCAGAAGTTATCGCTAAAGCTTTAGTGGTCTCCGCCACGGTTGTCTGAGTAACCGTAAGCGTATCCTGTGTTTGCTTAACGGAAGTCGATAAGGCGCTAAGGAAGTTACGGAGTCCTGTAGATAGACCCGAAGGGAGGGCAGGCAGTTTACTAGCCACTAGCCTCACCAACAGAGTTAAATACCGTAGACGCCAAGGTCATAGAATGCGTCGTACCCGTACCCTCTAAAGAGAACTCATATTTACGAGCCAAGAATCCGCTCGGTAGCCGAAATCGTTCGAACCCGGTAAGAGCCTTTGTTAACTTCAACGCCCCATCTGCGTATAACTTAAATGTAACTGAACCATCTACATCTGCTTCCGCAATACCCAACGTAGAGGGTCGAGCCAGTCTAAAAGGTTTACTTCTCCACTTAGCCGTTAAACTAGACCCTTCGTTAAAAGCCTTAATGACTCCAGCACTCTGCAGGAGTAAAAGTCGATCGCTTTCGTAATCGTTAACTCCGTTGATGGCAGTAACTCCGGTTAGATCCGTTAGAACCCCACCTTTCGTAATCAAGAAGGTTTTAGTATTTGAAATCCCAAGATATAGCTCTTCGTAGTAGAATCCCCTCATGGTACTCGGGCTATAGGTCTGCCACTGAGCCCGCGTAAAGATGTCCTGCGTTAGGTTACTCACCCCGGCTTCACTGACTGCCATCAACCCATCTGGGCTCGCATAAACCAGGAAATCCCCAATATCAACTATAGAGGCCTTATTCGAACAAGCCTGTGCCGTCTCGATACGTACTGCGACCATGGCACTAGGGGCATCCCCAGAAACCAGGTACGGGAAAGCTTCAGTCAGAACAATTAGCGAATTGCCCGCGATACCTATACCCACAATATCGGCGCTAAAACTCATCCGATATGACAAGGGCCAGGCCGAAGGGATAAAGGCTTCACTGAAGCAGAGCGTATTCCCCGAGAACCCTGCAAGGAACCCATTCGTTAAAGTGGTCAACCCTTGTAGGGCGCCAATTCCTGTAGAAGCTGCTTGCGGAGGAGGATCCCAGGTTAGGGAGGGGAGGACCTCACCCAACGAATCCTGAGCAACTGCATCCGTGTAAGTCAGGGTGCCTATCGCAATATCGGCAACGAATTGATAATCAGTGGAGGTGGTACCCGACCCAGTTCTATAGAGCCGACGAAATGCCCCCGTCCCCAAGTTATAACTACCTATGGATTCAGTCGGAAACGTAACCGCGACATCATTATTATCAATGACTGTAAGACTAGAACTTGGGCTAGATGGAGGGCCCTCTTCCCCTAGGGGTGTAACGTAAGTGAAGACGTAAAATCTGTCCTCCTCATAATCGCCTGCCGTAGTAGAGGTGGTCGTAGTAGGCGTAACCCCCGGTGCTGGGACTCCAAGCAGGAACCCGTTTGGGGCTCCGGCTGAAGTGGGGCGTCCCTGATAAGTGTACTTTGGATCCCCGTCACCGGTGAAGTAGATCCGGGCGTAAGGATCTGCAGTCACTGGCGTAGGGACTACATCGATCTCTGTAGTCCAGTACAGCCAGTCACTTCCATACTTATAAACCGTCTGGGCAGACGAATTAACTGTAGTCTCTGCCGCTAAACCTTTCCAGGGTTCTAACTGGCCACGATCCAGTCGAGCATTCTCGCACTCAACAGCCTCCGTATCCTTCAATAAAGAGGGGTCAACTTTAGGCGTGAGTCCTTCGAAATTCGGAACGTGGATCTTAGCCATCGATTACTCCGGCTTGTCTGCCTTATCCGCGAAGGCCACACCGACTACACCCGCCGTCGCGATAGTAGCTGTAATGATACCCTCACTGACTTCTGGGGCTACCGACAGGCCCATGGCCCCGAAAAGCATGATGATTCCACGAATGGTGCTGGCCTCGCTCAACCGAGCGATTATATATGCAAACATGTGTGCCTCCTACGGCATTGCTATTGATAGGGCTTTGAAGAAACCCATCTCACTGACTATAAAGACGAAAACGCCCCCGGTAATCGAATACCGGATCTGGGAAATGAGTTGCTTAATCTCATCGAGTTCATCAGAAATGCGTTCGATAACGACATCATTTCTATTAAGCCGTTTCTCGATCTCATTGATTCGGTATTCCATGTTCATTTATTAGCCTTAAACTTAAAAAACCAACGAGACAAAAGCCGGATCAACTTCGGCTGAAGGATCTACAGCTTCATAGTGCATCACCATGTCAATATTCCGGTCATGCGCTTCAGTTTC